ACACCGCCGGGAACGGCAACGCTCTAGTGCCCTGAAAGGGGAAGCTCGGAGGAGATATCCGATCGATCAGAGGTGGCAAGATCGAGAGTTTCCCACGTTCTCCCAAACGCGGCCCGCAGGCGTGCGGGAAACTCTCGCTCGAGTAGCACCTGGGCTTCGGGTTCAACACCGAAAGCCCTCTCGAACGACACTCGTGTCTCCGGGCAAACAGGAACACTAGCTCGAAAATCCGCCAACCACGCGCCCATGACGAAGTAATCAGTATGCGGATGGACTCGCACACCAGCCGGACCGCCCAAAAGAGCCTGAAGCTCGAGGGCCCACTCCTGAAGAATGGGCACGCCTCTAGCGAGACTAAGCTCGCACGCGGCCACACCCCTCATCCACTCGCCAGAAAACCGGGGCTCCCGCAACCATCTATGGCTAGACAAGGCCCCCGAGAGGACCTTCCGGTAATCACGGACCATGCACCAACCACGGGGTCCGAGTGAAATCGGGGCCGACTGCCCGAAGCGAATCTCCTCGATGATGGTGACAGGGCGCTCGAGGGTGACCTCGTGCCCAGAATTCAGCAGTACTTGTTCGGCGAAGGTATCCAACACCCGGGAGGCATCACCGCCACGCAAGAAGACTAAAGCATTGTCGCCGTCGACCAGAACGTCGTACGGTACACTGTAGCCCCGAAGGACCGCGACAACCACCGCGAGCATGATAAGTGAATTTCCCATGCCCGTGTTAAAGTCTCCACTAGCGCGACCCCCCTCCCGCGAAAACTTCGCTCCACACGGCAGCTTCCCCCTCAACACTAGCTGCTCACGGAGCAGGCGGCGCAATTCCCCATCCCTGGGAAAAGCAGCCCCATACACCCCGTGCTCTGCTTCCAACTGAGAAGGCCCCACATGGGCCTCAAACGCCTTGCCATCAACTTCAAACACCACGCACGACTCCAGCGCTTTGAACTTCTTCACCACCAAGTTAGCGCGTTGTCGGGGATTGAGGCCCTTAGCCACAACCCTGCCTACACCCCCACCTAGAAGCCTCCGAGCTGTGAGACGACCCCACAACCAGTGCTCGAAGGGTTTAAGCCGAGACGCGAGGCGAAGGTTATACCGCGGGGACCTGGGAAAGATCATGCGCGGCTTGGGAGCCTTCGACTCGACACACCCCTTCTCGGCCTTCAAGAAAGGTCTAAGGTAGGAGTCAGCACCGGTGACCGGCCCATCTACCCTCAAAGACCTCTCCGCCTCTAGGTACCGACGCTGCAATGCACCTGAATACGACAGCGCGGTCTGCAGGTCGCTCCACGTATACCCGCCGTAGGAGGACGCGATCCGGTTGAGTCGGGAAAAGACTGCGCACACCGGACGCCCCAAGTCCTCAAACACCAGGTCTGGCAATGGAGCGAGAGATCGCAAGGAGAGAGCGGCGATCTCGTTGTGAGGGCACACCGAATGCACCACAGGGACCCAAGTAGCCGGGACCCCGAGGTGGACGGTGCGCTGCCGTCTACGACTGTCAGAGCAAGAGCCGTAGTCAACGCGTCTGTCGTCTAGGACAAACTCAGGCCGGCCAGCCGGGGGAGGGGACCCCCAGCACCAGCCCGACAC